ACAGGAAGTCGCGCAGATTTAATGATCTTGGACGACATAGAGGTTCCTGGAAATTCCATGACGGAGTTAATGCGTGAGAAATTACTTCAACTCTGTACGGAAGCGGAGTCAATTCTTACCCCCAAAAGTGATAGCCGTATTATGTATCTCGGGACTCCTCAGACTACTTTTACTGTTTATCGTAAGCTGGCAGAGCGTAATTACCGTCCGTTCGTTTGGCCCTCAAGATACCCAAGAAAATCAAAGCTTAGTCAATACGAAGGGCTCCTTGCCCCTCAAATAGTTGATGATCTTGAAAACGGTGCCTTGGATTGGGATTGTACAGACCCAGATAGATTTGATAATGACGACCTAGTAGAACGTGAAGCATCTATGGGTCGTTCTAACTATATGCTTCAGTTCCAATTAGATACCTCCCTATCCGATGCTGAGAAATTCCCACTTAAGATGGCTGATCTTGTCATCACTAGTGTTAATCCCACTAAAGCTCCCGACTCCGTTGTATGGTGCTCAGACCCATCAAACGTTATCAAAGATCTCCCAACAGTCGGACTCCCAGGGGATTATTTTTACTCTCCAATGCAGCTTGCTGGAGAATGGACCCCCTACTCCGAAACAATTTGTTCAATTGATCCCTCTGGACGAGGAACAGATGAGACAGCAGCAGCTTTCTTATCCCAAAAGAATGGGTTCCTATACTTGCATGAAATGCGAGCTTACAGAGACGGATACTCAGACAACACCTTGTTGGATATACTTCGAGGATGTAGAAAATTTGGAGTTACCAAACTTGTAATTGAAACTAACTTTGGTGATGGTATAGTATCTGAATTATTTAAAAAACATTTACAACAAACAGGACAAGCAATTGATATTGAAGAGGTACGTGCTAACGTTAGGAAAGAAGATAGGATCATTGATAGCTTGGAGCCTGTTCTTAATCAACATCGTTTGGTTGTTAATAAAAGTGTCATTGATTGGGATTACAAATCTAATCCAGACGCAGCTCCTGAGCTACGCTTGCTATACATGCTTTTCTATCAAATGTCCAGAATGTGTAGAGAGAAAGGAGCCGTTAAACATGATGACAGATTAGATTGCTTAGCACAAGGTGTACAATACTTTACAGATGCACTATCTATTAGTGCTGATGAAGCTATTAAAACTCGTAAGAGAGAAGAGTGGAATTCTTTATTAGAAGATTTTATAGATAGACCCCAAGCATCCGCTAATCATATGGTGTTTGGAATGAATAAAGATCAACGAGATCAAGCTAATGGACTTGAAGATGGTAAGTCAGTCCCCACCTGGTTTTAGCTTGATCCCTGCCCTATACAGGGGAAGGAAGGGTGGACCTTCTCCTCCAAGGGAGGAATCTCTGTCTTTCAGACATCAATTCCTCCTTTCTTAATACTTATATCCCCTATTCTACCACCATCTCAAAAAGAATATTTGGATATACATATTACACTTACTGGTAATGAAGAAACATCAAATTAAATCATCCTGGTATTATATCTTCTGGGGAGCTGCTACACTTTCTGTACTTATTGGACAATTACATGTAGGAAGTGGTTATAGTAGATTATCTAATACCTTAGAACTTCACCTTCTTAAAAATTGTAATGATTAAAGAAGAAGTAGGTGATATAGTCTTAAACGCATTACTTATATCTTCTCATGATACAGATTACCTAATGCAGAAACCTGACGGTACTAAATACATAGTTAAAGTCCGTAAAGGTAATAATAAAACAATTTTAAAATATGATTCATAACGCTTCCGTAATCCATCATACGAAAGATGGTGATGACTTAATAGCTCACATGGCTAGAGTGTCCAACCCAGCTGGCCAAGAAAAAGCGAGCGAAGCGAGCGGCTTAATAGGTTACTTAATTAAACATGGACATTGGTCACCCTTTGAAATGGTTAATATGTGTGTGGAGATTAATACTACACGCTCTATAGCAGCTCAAATACTTAGACATAGGTCGTTTAGCTTTCAAGAGTTCTCTCAACGGTACTCTACTGTTACAGATCTAGGCTTACCTATACTTCCAGAGCTTAGAAGACAAGATACGAAGAATAGACAGAACAGTATTGATGATATTGACCATCATGATCAACAAGTGTGGTTGAAGATGATAGATAAACACTTTAAACAAGGTATGGACCTGTATTCTAATATGATAGAAGCGGGGATAGCTAAGGAATGTGCAAGAGAGGTACTTCCAATGGCTTCAGTGAGTCGATTATACATGAATGGTACATTGAGGTCATGGATACATTACTGTAAGCTTAGAGGAGCAGAGGGGACTCAATCAGAGCATCGTAAGATTGCTATGGAGATTAAGAAGTTGATTAGAGAGTGTTTCCCTAAAACCTATATCGCAGCGTCTTATTATATGTCTTAAAATTTTGACAAAAATTAGTGAAGCCTATTAACGTTATTACAGCGACGGTGAACCCCCCAAGGGGGTGTCCGAGTTGGGACGGTGAGAATGATTATCATTCCCAAGGATGATTTAGAGCCGCTCGCTTCGCTCGCTCGTTGACACATAGCAGCAGGATTGCACATGTTATATGTTATTAACCGCGCAACCTTAGCGAGGAGGCGAAGCCGACGAGCGGCAGTCTCATTAATCTCAGTATCAACGCGTCGCGATCTGTTGCCTTATGTAATACATAGTGATGCACACTAAATAACATTGTAACTAAGTGTGTCGGTTTGCTTATATCGCTTGTGTTATCCGTTGATCCATGGTATGATATGTATATACAAATGAATGAGGTATGATGTTATTAAACAAGAAACAATTGGTTGAATCATTATTACAATTAGTGCAAGGTGATTACAATTTATTAAATGATATAATGAATGAGTATGTTAATTCAATTGATAATAAAAGATTCGATGAATTAGAAGAGTATGTTAACTCTAACCTTAACGAACTTATCTAACAACAAAGCACACCTTATTTAAATTATTATTATGTTAAACTATCTTGAACAATATGGAGTATCAAAAGGATACTCAGTGCGTGAATTACACGAGACTAAGAATACTCACAGTCAAGAGTATCCAGATCGTTATGATACATATGATGAGTATCTTAATGCTCTACATGATTACTTAAATGGAATGTAATTCATTTATTACAGAGTGTGTCGGTTCACTGATATTGCTTGTGTTCCGCTCTCATCCATGGTATGATTAATACATAATCAAAAGTTCATTCAACTTCCATCTAATTTAATTATGTTTGATAAACAATTGCATCCAATGTATAATGATTCAGTATTAATGAATTGTCATGCATTAGCAGACGAAGCAATCAACAACGTTCTTAAAAGAGCACAACAAGATAACTTCGTATTCAAGAATGTATCACAAGATCATATAACTGTTGATGAGTTTATTTGTGATGAGCATCTTGATAACTACGGTGAAGAGTTTGGTTGGTAACTAACTCTTACTGTTAGATTCTTTCTTTATAACATTCACAGTGAAAGTATTGCTGAGTATGTTATAACGAAGGATTCAATAATTTCCTTCAACCTTAACAATTATTATTTATGTTTTCTATGTTAATTACTGTTCCTAATCGCACTTCAACTGCAATCAAAACATTACAAGTTGATGCTTTAAACTCTCAAGCTTATGTAACATTCAAGAATGGTAATTCATATGCTTATGGTAATGTATCCAAGCGTGCAATCGTTAATGTTCTATTTAATCCTGATGTAAGTCTTGGTTTCTGGGTTAACAACAACCTTGTGCAATCTGAAAGAACTGAAGTATTAAATGGTGATGAGTTTGACTATAAAGCTATTACATCAACACCATACTTAAAAGAGTTAGAAACTAAGGTAGAACTACCACAGTTTGTATAACTTTATCTAATCTAATTGACTCTTCATTGAGTCTTTCCTGATCCTATAGATTAACGGTTAAATCATGTCACTGTCACTGACAAGATAAGGGTTCAATTCCCTTTAGGATCGTTGACACTTCGGTGTCATTGTTAACATTATTCACAGTCAAATCCTATGAGTCAAACTGCATTTGAATCCGTTCAATTTTCATATGATATTGACACTCTAAAAGAGATTGTCGAACATGGTTGTTCATCAGGTGTTGCACATCAGCACATCTATTACTCTGATACTATTAAATTCTTCGATAACTACGAAGATGAAATAATTGAATACATCGCTGATACTTTAGGTGAATACAATGAAGAGTTATGGTATAACAATCCATGTAATATAATAGGGTATAAGAATGACACAGTATGGTGCTTTGTTGAACTTGTAGCATCACAATTAGTTGGTGAATATGAGGATACAACATGTGAAGAACTATCTGAAGAATCTTATGAGATCTTAACAGGTAATGAAGCAATTCAGGAGTTAATGTCAGCATGACAACTCTAATCGTATGGGTATGTTTAAGCATACTCATTTTCATTATCTTAAAGAATACAATCAACCACGCTTAATTCTATGCTTAAATATTCACAGTGTAAAACGTATATAGATAGTAATAAGTTAAATAAAATATATAGCATAGTAACTAAACCTAAACAGAAGAATTATACACCAATTCGTAAACATTACAACGTTCACTTATTCGGTTAACTAACAATGAGCCACCCTAATCAACCTGAATACTTCACACTATCAACGATATGTGAGTATGACGGATCATCAACAACACTTGGAATCTATGAAAACATTGATGCTGTCATGTATAGAATCAAACGATGTTATATAACTTGCGGTGATCAATTCCGTATTGAATGTTTTCACTTAGGAACTAAAGAAGGAGAAGCAGAGTTATATACAGAACAGACAGTTAATAGAGTTAAGTATAAGAAAGAAGAAGCAGAAAAGGAAGCAAAGTTAAAAGAATATGAACTATTAAAGAATGGAGAAGATAACAATGAAATATAAATATCCATGTTCTTTTGAAATTAACTTAACATTAGAAGATAAAGACGTTGAACATCTATTATCATTACTAGATGAATATCCACAAGATAGTAAAGAGTATGCAATTAGAGAAGAGATCTTCTTACAAACCTATGAGTAATTCACAGTGAAACAGTATCAAATTACATTAAAGATTAAAACCGCTATCTTACCTAAAGATATCATATGGTTTGTAACACAAAAGCTAAAAGGTGTGCTACCTATAATATCAATTAACTATGAAGTTATAGAAGATAGAGATACATCAGTTGAACATCATGGAGGAATTGATGATAACACCAAATTGGAAACATAACTCTGGAAAGTATCTTAAACCCAAGTTAAAACCTGTTGCTATTAGACACTCTAAAGCAAGATTAAAGGCACTAATTAACAAATTAAAAGCTAATTAGTGTCTCTTTTATAACCATTCACAGTCACTATTTCAAGGACGCTCATGTTTAATCACAGTCACACAAAATATATGTGTACTCTTGAAAGTGGTAGAACTTTTGTTCTTTCAATGCCTACCAATGATTCAATAGAGGCAGCATATGAAGCTTTTGAAGAAGCTGCATTAATGGATGATTATTTAACTGATCTTATTAAATTATGAAAAAGAAAAAGCCCTATTTCCCTAACAATTGGGAACAACTAAGAGCAACTCCATACATGTTGTTTGATCCTATGGAGTTTGATGTATTTATGGATTGGAAGATTGGTGGTTATGAAATACCTTCTTCTATAGCAGCTATTGTGCGTGTAAAAGATATAGATACATGTAAAGTCAAGGAGTATGTATATCAAAGACGTCATGCAGCTCAAAAGAAAGTTACGAAACTAATGACTGGTGGAGTACCTAGAGAAATTGTTGTTTGCACTGACGGAGCAGTACATTTTATTTATCCTAAAAATTATGAAATCTTTAGTAATGAACATGCCTAATTCTATAAAAAAGATTATAGATTATCAAAAGGAAGCTATTGCTTCTATACCATCAGATCATCCACATAAGGATGAGATCATCAATCTACTAAATGAACAAGTAAAAGACGATCTTCACAGTCAATTATGCAGCCAACCACAGCACAAATAGATGAGCAAGTTGAATTAGAACGAGATCAAATCCGTCAAGGATTGAAAAGACTACAAGACAACACTCTCAAACTAGAGAATCAGTCTTATTCATCAGCTACTATTTATGGTATCTCATCAATTGATACATTATTACCTTTGTTAGTTAAAAGGTTAGAAGACACTAACTTGAAAATACATAAAGGTAAATATGGTGTAGCTTTCAAGGACATTCATGGTTACTTAAGTAATCTTGAGCCTATGGCAGCTGCAGCTATAGCATGTAAGATAACCTTTGATAAGGTATTCGGTTTCAAGGATGGTAGTAACCAAGCTACAAAGGTATGTGAAGCTATAGGTAAGGGTATAGAGGATGAATGTCATATGAGGCATTATGAATCCCATGCTCCAGCCTTATTACATACACTGAAGAAGAATTATTGGCATAAATCATGCGGCACTCAACAGAAACTTGTAATTATTCGTACACTGATGAATCGTTACAATATACAGCAATGGACTTCTTGGAGTACTGCTGTTAGGGTGAAGCTTGGTGGATGGTTACTTGATTGCATCATGGAATCTAGCGGCTGGTTTTACAAGCTACCCATCAGAGAAGGTAGAAAGACTACGCTATATGTAGTGCCTACCCCTGAATTTTTGGATATCAAGGATGAGGTGATGAGTAATGCTGAATTATTCTCTCCTTTAGCATGGCCTATGCTAGTGCCACCAAGGGATTGGAGTAATGAAAGTCCAGGCGGATACATCACTAATGAAGTGATGCAAGGTCATGATTTAATTAGAAAATCTGATCCCTACCCTATACAGGGAGAACTACCACTGGCTTTTTTGAACAAGATTCAAACAGTTGGGTACACACTAAATCAGTTCACAGTCAATGTCGCTGAAACCTTACAAGTTAAAGGTATTAGTGTTGATAAGTTCTTACCTATAATTAACTATGATCTACCACCTAAACCTGTAGATATAGATACTAATTACGATTCACGTAAGAAGTATAGAAGGGATGCTGCAGAAGTAATGAATAAGAGGGCTGCAGAGTTTAAGAAGTCTTGCAGAACTCGAATGACTATGGAAGCTGTACAAAGGTTTAAAGATAGAGATAGGTTCTTTGTTCCGTGGTCTTTTGATTACAGGGGTAGAGCATATCCTATACCTTCCTTTCTAACTGTTCAGGATACTGACTTTGGTAAATCACTCATAAGATTTGCTGATGAGTCGTATATCACGGACGCAGGAGAGAAATGGTTGGCTTTCCAAGTTGCAACAACTTACGGTCTGGATAAGGAAACGATGGCTGATAGGTTATTGTGGGTTACACAGAACATACCGTTGATTACCAGAGTAGCCACTGATCCTATAGGGAACATTGGTGACTGGGAGGCAGCGGAGGAACCGTGGCAGTTTATGTCAGCTTGTGAAGAATACTACTCAGTTGTCTTAACTAAGAGTAGACTAACAACAGGATTATGCGTGGCCACCGACGCCACCTGCTCTGGACTCCAGATTTTGGCAGGGTTGGCAAGGGATAAGTCCACAGCTCAGTTGGTTAATGTAATACCAGCTGATCGTCCTCAAGACGCCTATAAGGTTGTAGCAGATAAGGCTAAATCGAATTGCCCTATTCACATACAACAAGTAATGGATAGGAAGGTGGTCAAAAGAACCGTCATGACTATACCTTACAATGCTAAACCTTATTCAAACCGATCCTACATCAGAGATGCTTTATCTGAAAAAGGTGTAGAGATTGATAAAGAAGATCTAACTCAAACAGTACAAGCTGTTAGAGATGCTATGCATATCATAGTACCAGGTCCAATGGCTGTTATGAAATGGATAGAAGATGAAGTAGCTAAGGCTATTAAGAGGGGTGTGAAGGAGTTAGAATGGGTAACACCTTCTGGCTTTGTAGTTAACCAAAGGATAATGAAAAAGAAGATTGAGGTCTTTGATCTACAACTTCTAGGTCGTTGTCAACTCAAGGTCGCTACACAAGATAAGAATGAGGTAGACCGTGCTAGGCACAAAGCTGCTACAGCACCTAATCTAATTCACAGTCTAGATGCCTCGCTATTACATCTTGGAACTATTCGATTTAACAACCCAATTGCTTTAATACATGACTCAGTATTATGTAGAGCTACAGATATGGATGAACTGTCAACTATTGTCAGGGAAACATATATGCATCTCTTTGCTGAGAATGATTATTTAACTGACTTTGCTCACCAAATAGGAGCAGAGACTAAACCACCGATCATAGGAGACTTAGAACCCTCTAACGTGATTGACTCAACTTATTTTTTCTGTTAATGGCTAGAACCATACATACAACTGATAAACCAGTAACACTAGAAGGATTCCAAGCAGTACTAGCTCCTAGTAAGTTTGGTTATTCCTTATCGGCTATAGTTGATACTAAGACTATCGACAAGCTAGAAAATGAAAGGTCTGAAGTCCTTAAGTGGGCTGAGTCCAAGCTCAAGAATCCTAAGCGTAGTACTCTCAAGCCAGAACCTTGGGAAGAAGTTAGTGAAGGACAATATAAAATAAAGTTCTCGTGGTCAGAAGATAAACGACCACCTGTAGTAGACACAGAAGGAGTACCTGTAACAGATGTTAAAACACCATTATATGCAGGGTCTACGGTCAAGCTGGGTTTCTATCAGAAGCCTTATATCCTCCGAGATGGAGTTACCTATGGTAGTTCTCTTAAGTTGGTTGGTGTACAGGTTGTCTCAGTAAAAGGTGAGGCAGGCGTTGACACTGGTGACTTAGATGCTGACGCAGTAGCTGAACTATTCGGTACTACATCAGGCTTTAAGACTGGTGATCCTAACGTAACACCTACCACCAATGACGAAGAAGAAGACTTCTAAAGAAGAATCACTTGAATGGGCTCAGAAAGCCTATGATGATTTAAAGAATAAGAAACCTATTAAATTTAGATCTGGTCTTGAAGAGAAGGTTGCTGATCTTCTTGAAGGACTAGGTGTATCATATCAATATGAATCTGAACGAGTTCCTTATACTATACAACATAATTACGTTCCTGACTTTGCTCTTCCTAATCATGTACTACTTGAAACTAAAGGGTATTGGGACGCAGCGGACAGACGTAAAATCTTGGCAGTTAAAAAGGATAACCCGTACTTGGATTTAAGAATGGTATTTCAATCTCCATTCAATAAGATAAGTAAGAAAAGTAAAACAACGTATGCTCAATGGTGTGACAAACATGACATACCATGGACTGCATACCATAATATTCCACTCGAATGGTTAATCTAACCAACGAATTCGTAAGGCACATGCCTTGCAGTAATTGTGGCTCATCAGATGGGAATTCCCTTTATACTGATGGGCACACATACTGCTTTGTCTGTCACGAAAGAACAGGCGACAATGCTGTTATTCACAGTCAAAGAATGACTAAAACTGTACACCTTACTGGCTCAGCCGAACGGCTGCATAAAAGAAAGATATCTGAAAAGACTAATAGATTCTTCCAAATCTACAGGGACGGGGACGTGTTACGGTTTCCTTACCATGATGAATCAGGTATATTATTAGGTGTTAAAACCAAGACAAAGCAAAAAGACTTTCGATATGAAGGAGTTTCCACTGATACCTTATTCGCTCAGCATAAGTTTCCTAATACTGGTAAACGTATTGTTGTTACTGAAGGTGAACTAGATGCAGCATCGTGTTATGAAGCTATGCCAGGATGGCCTATGGTTTCCTTACCACATGGTGCTGCTAGTGCGAAGAAAGATATACAAAAACAAATCCCATTGTTCCAAGGTTATGAAGAGATTGTATTATTCTTCGATGGAGATGACGCAGGGCGTAAGGCGGCTGAAGAGGCGGCATCAGTATTACCAGCTGGCAAGGTATCCATCGCTCGCCTTGAAGGCTTTAAAGACCCCAGCGAGGCTTTACAAGCTGACGATGCTGAAGCGATTCGAAAGGCTATTTGGGACGCTAAACCCTTTAGACCTGATGGCATCGTCGATGGCAAGACACTCCTCAAGACAGTTACGACACCGCAACCACCATTTGATCATGAATACCCCTTCGCAGGACTTAACAAGAAACTACACGGGATCAGGTACGGAGAACTTACTACATTTACTGCGGGCACTGGAGCCGGAAAGACATCAATCATGCGTCACCTCGCAACTGATTTACTCCAAAAAGGGGAATCAGTTGGGATCTTGGAGCTTGAAGCAAGTAATAGAAGAACAGCACTTGGACTGATGTCCACAGCTGTTGGGAAAAACCTAGCACTAGGAGAACACACAGAAGATGAACTTACAGAAGCTTTCAATAATTCCATTGCTAATTGGAATTTGTATATGTTTGATGGGTTCGGAAGTTTTGACCCCGATCTTATCTATAACCGCATTGAGTATATGGCTACGGGATTGGAATGTAAGATTATATTCTTAGATCACCTATCCATATTATTAAGTGGTCTATCTGGTGATGAGCGTCGCATGATTGATTCTACTATGACAAAATTAAGATCATTAGTAGAACGTACAGGCATAGCTCTATTCCTAGTATCACATTTACGGAGAAGTAATAATGACAGTAATGCGCACGAAGAGGGTGGAAGAGTTTCCCTCTCACAACTACGAGGATCTCATTCGATTGCTCAGATCTCAGATAATCTCGTTGGGCTCGAAGTCGATCAACAAAGTGAAGGAGGAAGAAGTCCTACGACTGTTAGAATCCTTAAAAATCGTTATTCTGGCGAAACAGGCACGTGCGGAACACTCAACTACAACTTAAACACTTGCAGATTTACAGAAAATGAAGCTACGGAACCACCAGTTTTCAACCCAGCCACAGATTTTTGAACATTATAAACATCCGTGGTATGAGCACAATGAGAAATTAGATAAGCAAGAATTAATTAAACCTAACCCACCTACGCAACAAGCAATTGAAAAGGCCAAATTCGTTGACAAAACCTACGAGTGGGATAGGACCAATAGTATTCGACCTAGAAACAAACGGTCTACTTGAAAATGCTACCCACATCCACTGTATTGTACTTAATTATGTCAAAGAGAATTACACAGATAGTTACAACGATGAATGCCCTGGCAAAGGGATGTCTAGCCCTGTGGTTAGAGCAATCCAATACCTCGAAATGGCTGATTATATCATCGGTCATAATATCGTGGGTTTTGATATCCCTATCATCAAGTCTATATTTAGTTGGTTTAATCCCACTGGCATCATTATTGATACTCTTCTTTTATCTAGGCTTTATCATCCGAATTTACTCGACATAGATAAAAGACACGCATGGAAACACATGCCATTACAATTATATGGACGCCACTCCCTTGAGTCCTACGGTTACAGGTTAAATGAATACAAAGGAAACTTTGGACAAACTACTGACTGGCAGAAATGGTCTCAAGAAATGGAGGACTATTGTGTCCAAGACGTTAATGTAACCACAAAACTATGGAATCATTTCCTACCATACCTGAATGGATCACGCTAGAACATCAGGTAGCAGAAATCCTTACCCAACAACAAATCCATGGATGGTACTTTGATGAGCAAGCTGCACGGACACTTGAGTCTACTCTCCGAAAAGAGTATGAAGACACTACTCAAGTACTTCGAAACAGGTATCCTTACGTCAAAGGAACAGAATTTACTCCTAAACGATCTAACAAAAGAACGGGATACGTCGAAGGTGCAACACTTACAAAACTAAAGGAATTTAATCCCACTAGTAGGGACCACATATCATGGATCTTACAGACACATTATGGCTGGACGCCTTCATCACTGACGAACTCAGGGAAGGCAGTTATAGACGAGACCGTCTTAAAAGAACTTGGGACGGATATTGCTCTGAGCTTTCTGAAACTATTGGATCTGACGAAGCAGTTAGGGATGATATCAGAAGGCGTGAACGCATGGCAGAAGCTTGTTACGAAGTCTAGAATACATCATCACTGCTCAGTTGCTACAGCCACATTTAGATGTGCACACCGTACTCCGAATCTCGGACAAGTTCCAAGTGATGAAAGATTTAGACGTTTATTTATTGCTACTCCAGGCTTACGAATGGCTTCTGCTGACCTTAGCGGGATTGAGCTACGTATGCTTGCTCACTATCTCGGCAGATATGACGGAGGTAGGTATGCTAAGATCCTCGTCGAAGGAGACATACACCAAACAAATGCTGATAAGATTGGGGTTACAAGAAAACAAATCAAGACAATTTCGTACGCATTTTTGTACGGAGCTGGAAATGCCAAACTAGGACACTCTTATGACAAATTACTTTCACAGTCAAAAGCCGAGAAGAAGGGAAAAGAGATTAGAGAAGCTTATATTGATGCCATACCAGGTCTTGCAGAACTCTTGGAGGGCGTACAAAAAGCTAGTAAGAGGGGTTATGTTCATGGACTTGACAACCGTAAGATCCTCGTTGACAAAGGACATAAGGCTTTAAACTACCTATTGCAAGGGTCGGCTGCAATAATAGCAAAGAAATGGATGGTTACCACTCATGACCATATCAAAGAAATGGGTTTACGCTGCAACCAGCTCGCTTTTATTCATGACGAGTTGCAGTTTGAATCCGAGCCAGAACATGTTGATGATCTCAAATCTCTTCTTGTTCTCTCCGCAGCTGAGGCTGGCGAGTATTACAATATGCGAATACCCGTAGGTGCTGAGGCTAAAGACGGAGCCACATGGGCTGACACCCACTAACATATGAAATTATTAATAGATGCAGACTTCATCGTCTACAAAAATTGCGCTGCTGTCGAAACTGAACTTGATTTTGGTGATGATGTCATCATTGTCACTTCTAATTTTAGCGACGCATATGCCGCAACAAATAGAGAACTTACCAGAATTAAAAACAAATTTGGGTCATTCTCTGATGTGATACTATTCTTCTCCGATAGTGAGAATTTTAGAAAGAAAATTTTACCTGAATATAAGGGTCATCGTAATCGTAAGAAACCTTGTGGATACAAGCGTGTTATAAACGCCTTACGTAAAGAGTATAAGGTTATCATTAAACCTACACTTGAAGCTGATGACAGCATGGGGATTTATGCTACAAAATACCCAGGAAATATGATTGTCTCTCCTGATAAGGACATGCGCCAAATACCTGGTAAATTATATAACTTTGATGAAACATTCACAGTCAGTAAAGAAGAAGGTGCAAAATGGCATCTGATTCAAACCATGGCTGGGGATCAGACAGATGGTTATAAAGGACTCGAAGGAGTAGGAGTTAAAAGAGCTACTACTTTATTCGAAGATAAGGGTTACAGCTGGAAGACAGTATTAAATGCTTTTAAAGAAAAAGGTTTTACTGAAGAATCTGCTTTAGTTAATGCCCAATTAGCACGTATATTAACAGTAGATGACTATGACTTCAACAAAAAAGAACCTAAACTTTGGACCCCCTCCCCCGATTACACAATTGACAGTGGAGCAAGATCTAAAAATGAGGATAATTGAAGATAGACTTAATGAAACTTACGAAGAAAATAGAGAACATATCATTACTCTTTTCATGGCCTTACAACGACAGAACTTTGTACTAGGCAATTCACTCACCAATTTATTAGACAAATGGCCAATGGTCCATCCTACTATAAACGAGGTTCCAGCGATGTTTGGGATTTCATTAGAGAGCAAGGATTAAACTTTCATCTCGGAAATGCTATCAAGTATATCTGCAGAGCAGGATTTAAAGATAGTAAAATTCATGACTTAGAAAAAGCTATTCATTATTTACAAAACGAACTCACCTATGAAAAAGACCTTTATTTCCGAGCAAGCCAGGGAATTCCGTACGAAGTACCAGCTCAAGAGCTCAGCGGATCGCTCCACGAGGTCGTGTCAGAAAAATCTGATTGTTGAGGAGTTCAAAGAATTCTTAGAAGCTGAGGGGTCTTTATTTAGAGAACATCCTGACGCACAAGAAGAAACATTAAAAGAACTAGCTGATCTAGTATATGTATGTTATCAATACGCCGAGAACATGGGTTGGTTTTTAGATGAAGCATTAGATAGAGTACATAAAAGTAATATGTCTAAGCTAGGAGAAGATGGCAAACCTATATATAGAGAAGACGGAAAGGTTCTTAAAGGACCAAACTATAAACTACCAACTTTAACAGATTTATTTTAATGCCAGAACTTATCTCCCGCACTGGTCGGGTCCAACAGTGGTTGGATAACCCAGAATCAAGACTTCCAGTGAGCTGTACTGTATTTGTCGTCGAGGACTCTATGGAGGGTCCAGAAGGCATCGAGGCTAGCTGGAGATTCGCGTCTCATGCATTGAGGCATGGGGCAGGGTGTGCAGTGCACCTATCAAAACTCAGACCTAAAGGTCACGAGAACGGGAAAGGACTCACAGCAAGTGGTCCAGTTTCCTTTGCAAAAATTTATTCAGTATTAAATGAAACACTTCGCAGGGGGGGACATTATAAGAATGGGGCTGTTGTTGCCCATCTTGACATTAACCACCCCGATATTATTGAGTTCGTGCAGCTTCCAAGGGCTGATGCTCCGTGGATTAAACGATGCGTCGACCTCGATACCGGACTCTGGTCAGCTGCAACTGCCAGGACAAAAACTGCCATCATTGAAGGAATCAAATCAGGGGACATCTGGCTTAACAAAATAAAATATGAACATGGAAAACGAATATACGGCAACGTCTGTCTTGAGGTTTATTTGCCCTCACGTGGAACATGCTTGCTCCAACATGTCAATCTCTCAGCTTGTGAACCACGGGACTTACAAAAGGCTTTCGCTCAAGGTATGTCCGAGTTGTGCGATCTCCATGGGAGAACAGGTGTTGGAGGGACTGGAGAGTACCTTTCGTCAGAAACAGACAGGCAAGTCGGACTTGGAATGCTCGGACTGGCCAACTTACTCAGACGCTTAAAGATAAGCTATGCTGACTTTGGTACTGCATTAGATTCTATTAACCATAATGGTGTAGGTGCTAATGTAGCTAGTAAAGATGCACATGACTTAGCTTGGAAATTAAGAGAAGCTATACAAGGCGCAGCATATATAGCTAAGAGTCATAACATGGTAAGAGCTTTTGCTATAGCTCCTACAGCTAGTTGTAGCTACAGATCTAAAGATCTAGATGGTTACACAGCTACTCCAGAGATAGCACCTCCTATAGCTAGGAGTGTTGATAGAGATAGTGGCACCTTTGGTGTAGAACACTATGATTATGGTGATGTAGAGATTGCCAGCGAGGTCGGTTGGGATGCTTATAGAAGCGTTACAGACGGAATCGTGACTATGTTAAATAATACGGGACTTCTTCACGGCTATAGCTTTAACTCTTGGAGTGATGTTATAGAATACGATATCAACTTCGTGGAAGAGTGGTTACTATCACCCCAGACCTCCCTCTACTACAGCCTTCAAGTAATGGGCGACGTACAGGATAAGAGCGATGCGTATGCAGCATTAGATAAAGCCGAAGTCGATGATTACTTGCAGGATATACTCGGAAACGAGCCAATAACCTGTGATTGTCAAGAATAATGAGAAAACATCCTTATCAAAAATTATTAGAAAGAAAAAGAACCTGGACACCAGTTAAACCATCTAAAGGAGTTTATAAAGAAGGTGCAGAAGAAACCATCAAACGTGCTCTCGCAATACGTCATATGGAGTTACCAGTGGGAGACTTCATCAGTGAAGCACTTAAAAAAGAAGTACCATCACTTGCTAGGGAGCTTCTTGAATCGAACGTTAAAGACGAGATTAAACATGATATTGCCTTGGGCTATATAGCTGAAGTCAATGGAACAGATTCACAGTCAGAAAAGGAGGCGATTAAGTTAAGAGATGCTTGGATTGAGCACCCTGACCATACCCTACTTAAAGCACTTGTCGCAGAACGAGCTATATTCTTTGTTCTACTTCCTTTCTTTAGGTTTAATGGGGACGCTGCTCTTAGGACAGTATCGGCAGATATCTCAAGAGACGAACAGATCCATGTCGGAAGTAATTCAATTGTATGTGCAGAGTTGGGTCTTTCTGCTTCTCCTTCTTTGGACCGTCTTAGGAAGGCAACTATTAATTGGATATTAGAGCCACTAGGTATAAATACTACCGATAAATATTTAGACAAAAAATTTTGGCTGGATGCTAGTGATCGCTTAATGTATGAGGGCAAAGCCCCAGAGTTTTCTGATACTAAGCGAGCCCGTATGCCAGCTTTTTTCGAGCATAGCAATGTCAACCTACCCAAATACGCTTGAACCTTTACTAGGTCCAACGCCACAATCCCTCATCCTAGAGATGAAGGAAAAATTTCCACCTTTAAACCCACATCCTAAAGAGGAGTTAGCTAGTATTATGTACAAAGCAGGACAACGCTCTGTTATAGAGTGGTATGAAGATAGAATAGAGGAGTAATCATGGCTTATCTTTGGGAGTCATTCCAGCCTTTACCATATCAAGAAGCAAAATCAAAATCACAATGGTCTACTCAATGGGATAAACCATTAGAAGATGCTACTACTGCTTGGAAAGAAGCTGTAGACGCCAGAGATAATTATCTAGGTGGACGTACTATAGGAAGCCAAGCTGAGTTTGTAGGGTGGCAAGATTTATCTAACAAAGTTGATTGGGCTCAAAGAGATGTGGATGCTTTAACATCTTATCAATCTCAAGAGGCAGCTGGTTCAACAGGTGCTTGGTACCCTGATTGGTGGGATGGAGAGAAAGCATCTCCTGGTCCTACATTAACTAAGGAACAGCAAGGATGGCTACTGCCTACAGCTGATCAAATCCCACCAGGTGCACCATCTCCTGAACCAGAGAAACCTATAATAGATACATCTAAATTTACTGAATCTCAATTAGCACAATACAATGAATCTAGTGAGGTTTATAAGGAACATCTAGATTCTGCTAAAAATATATATGGATCAGCAGATGAATTATCAGAACGTACACCATTTCGTGGTGTTCGTATAGCTAATTGGCATGATGTTGATCGTGGTAATGTGGCACAAGGTGTCCAGAGTTTAACTAACAGATCTGGTATGAGAATATCTGAGAAAGAAACTGGAGTACCTGCCTCTTTATCTGGTTGGGATAATGTACTAAACTTATTACCTCAAGAAAGTCAGGATAAAATAACATCTTCTCCTGACTGGAAGAATAGAACAGAAGGTTTAGGGAATAAATTATGGAAAACTTTGAAACCATATAAAAATAATATCAATACTAACTCATTAACTAGTAATTTAACTATACCTGATGAGTGGAAAACACAATTACTCAATTAATAATGACAGCTAAATCTAGATACGACTATTTATCTAGTGACCGTTCACAATTTTTAAACGAAGCAAGTGATGCTTCAAAGCTTACCCTTCCATATCTAATCCGTGGTCATGAAGACTACTCGAAAGGTATGAAGCAACTCCCTACACCATGGCAATCAGTTGGAGCTAAAGGGGTAGTAACATTGGCAAGTAAATTGTCTTTATCATTACTACCACCTCAAACTAGCTTCTTCAAATTGCAAGTAGATGAGAGTCAATTAGGGCAAGACTTTGGACCTGAAGTTAAATCTGAATTAGACTTATCTTTCGCAAAGATAGAGCGTACAATGCTAGAAGCTATTGCAGCTTCTGATGACCGTGTGGTTATACACCAAGCTTTACAGCATTTGGTAGTAGGTGGTAATGCTTTAATCTATATGGGTAAGCAAGGATTGAAACTCTATCCTCTAAATCGCTTTGTTTTAGAAAGAGATGGTAACGGTCAAGTGATTGAAATAGTTACTAAAGAAAGGATTAACAAAAAATTAATAGAGAAGTACTTGCCTGAAGACTATGAAGAAGATGAAACTTCAGCAGTTGATAGCGATCAAAGTACAGGTGGAGATAAAGAGTGTGATGTATACACTCATGTGATACGTGATAACAATAGATTTATCTGGCACCAAGAAGTATACGGAAAATTACTTAAAGGTAGTGAAGGTAAATCACCTGTAGATTCTACACCATGGTTACCTCTACGTTTTAATACAGTAGATGGTGAAGCTTATGGACGTGGTAGAGTAGGTCAATTCATTGGAGATCTCAAATCTCTTGAGGCTTTATCTCAAGCACTCGTAGAAGGATCTGCTGCTGCAGCCAAAGTAGTATTCGTAGTGTCACCATCATCAACTACTAAACCTGCTACTCTAGCTAGAGCTGGTAATGGTGCAATAGTACAAGGTAGACCTGATGATATAGGTGTTGTACAAGTAGGCAAGACTGCTGATTTTAGAACAGCCTATGAATTAATGGGTCAACTTGAGCGTAGATTATCAGAAGCATTCTTGATAATGAATGTACGCCAAAGCGAACGAACAACTGCAGAAGAAGTTCGTATGACACAAATGGAATTAGAACAGCAGTTAGGAGGTCTATTCGGATTACTTACTACTGAATTCTTGGTTCCATATTTGAATAGAAAATTAAAAGTATTCCAAAGCACAGGAGAAATCCCTAAAATACCTAAGAATTTAGTTAAACCTACTATTGTTGCAGGTATAAATGCATTAGGAAGAGGCCAAGATAGAGAAAGTTTAGGTCAATTCCTACAAACTATAGCTCAGACTATGGGTCCAGAAGCTATAATACAATACATAAATCCAGAAGAGGTTGTTAAACGTTTAGCAGCTGCACAAGGTATAGATGTATTGAATCTTGTTAAGAGTGTACAAGAAGTACAGCAAGAGAAACAGCAAGCAATGGAGCAGCAACAACAATTAGAACAGACTAAAGCTCTACCTAATATGATGAAGGCTCCTATGATGGACCCTAGTAAAAGTCCCGCAGCTGCAGAAGCTGTTGGAGCAGAACCACCTACTGAATAATCATGGCAGAAACATTAACATTTGAGCAAGAAACAGAAGTAACATCAATTGATAACTTAACTGAAGATGAGAAATCATCTTTAGAACTTGGTGAAAAGATGCAAGCTGAGCAAGATCAATTACTTGCTGGTAAATATAAAAATGCAGAAGATTTAGAAACTGCTTACATTGAACTTCAAAAGAAATTAGGTGATAATAAAACTGAACCTGAAGAAGATTCTCAAGACCCACCTGAAGCTGAAGCTAAATCTGAAGAAGAGTATGTACCTGACACTGCTTTTTTAGATACATTATACGAAGAAGCTAAATCAGATGCTCCTACTCAAGAGACTAAAGATAAATTATCAAAGATGTCTCCTGAAGAACTTGCAGATATGCATTTACAATATCGTAGGCAAATAGAAGAAGGTTCTAATACTAAAGATTTATCTCCTGAAGATGTTAAAACAATAAAAGGTGTAGCAGGTGGAGAAGGTGAGTATGAAAGGATGATAAGTTGGGCTCAAGATAATCTTGGTAAACAAGAAATAGATATGTTCGATGCTGTTATGGATAAAGGTGATAGATTAGCTTCATTCTTTGCAGTACGTTCTTTAGCATATAGATATCAAGATGCTATTGGTGTACAACCTGATTTAGTAACAGGCTCTGCACCAAAATCAAGTGATTCGCAGTTCCGCAGTCAACAAGAAGTTGTGTCTGCTATGTCAGACCCTCGTTATGAGAAGGACCCTGCTTATAGACAAGATATAATGAGAAAATTAGATAGATCAAACGTTAAGTTTTAAATTTAGCGGCTGACCCGAAAGATCGTCCTCGGCCATCACGAACTTTTACTCTTCTTTATTAATGACTACTACAACTGAACAGGGCGGACGCCAAAACAAATTTGCAACTGAAGCACAGGCACAAGTAATTGAACAGCCTTACTTCGATACTGCTGAGCGTGTTAACGGTCAACTAGCAATGATAGGTTTCGTTGCTGCCCTTGGTTCATACATAACAACTGGACAAATTATTCCTGGCATTTTCTAAATGGCAACAACAGTACAAATAACAAAACCAACTGATAACTGGCAGAGTTTTTGTGACTGGACAACAAGTACCGACAACCGACTTTACGTTGGTTGGTTCGGTGTCCTTATGATCCCTGCACTCTTAACAGCTACGACATGCTTTATCATAGCATTCATAGCAGCTCCTCCAGTTGATATAGATGGTATACGCGAACCTGTATCAGGCGCATTACTCTATGGAAACAACATCATTTCAGGGGCAGTCGTCCCGTCATCTAACGCAATCGGTCTTCACTTCTACCCAATCTGGGAAGCTGCAACCATCGACGAATGGTTGTATAACGGAGGACCATATCAACTCATTGTGTTCCACTTTCTCATCGGTATCTCAGCATACATGGGACGCCAATGGGAACTTAGTTATAGACTAGGAGCTAGACCATGGATACCCATAGCGTACTCAGCTCCAGTCTCAGCAGCCTTTGCAATATTCTTAGTATATCCTTTCGGACAAGGGAGCTTTAGTGATGGTATGCCTCTTGGTATTTCAGGCACTTTCAATTTTATGTTTGTTTTTCAGGCAGAACATAATATTCTTATGCATCCTTTCCACATGCTCGGTGTTGCAGGGGTATTCGGTGGAGCTTTATTCGCTGCTATGCATGGAAGTCTCGTTACTTCCTCACTCATTCGTGAAACAACTGAAACAGAGTCGCAGAACTATGGATATAAATTCGGCCAAGAGGAAGAGACGTATAATATCGTCGCGGCTCATGGCTACTTTGGCAGACTTATCTTCCAATACGCCAGCTTTAATAATAGTCGGGCTCTTCATTTCTTCCTTGCTACTTGGCCAGTCGTTGGCATATGGTTCACCAGTATGGGAATCTGCACTATGGCTTTTAATCTCAACGGCTTTAACTTCAATCAATCAGTGGCTGACTCCAGCGGTAGGGTTATCCCTACTTGGGCAGACGTCCTGAACCGTGCTAACTTAGGCATGGAAGTGATGCATGAAAGAAACGCACATAATTTCCCGCTTGATCTAGCGGCTAAAGAGATCAAATCAATTGGTTAACATCACGTCCGTTCAACCTTCTTTGAAGGTCGCATGAATTCACAGCATGGAACGGGGCTGTGATAGTGGAGAATCTTAATGACTCTTACCTATCGTGGTGTAACTTACACAAAATAACATTTAATTAAAAACATGAAAAAAATTGCACTAGCCCTGGCGGCAACTCTCGCTTCGACTCCTGCAATGGCTGGCGTCTACGTGAATGCCGAGTCAAACGCATCTTATACAGGTAATGATTATACCTCCAGAACAACTGACCTCCACGTCGGTTATGAAGGTGAGGTAGGAGCTCTTGGATACTATGTCCAAGGTGGTCCTGCATTCACTGCAGCTGATGGAGCAGATGGAAGCACAGATTTCTCAGGTAAGCTCGGAGGTTCCGTAGCAGCATCAGAGAAGCTCGGTGTATATGGAGAGATCTCATTCAAGACAGATGAGACTGCAGATAACGCATACGGTACTAAAATAGGTGCCAAGTATTCTTTCTGATGTCACAACAAAGTAATAAAATGAGGGCATCAGTTACCAGCTTAAGGTTAGCTGATGAACCACTCCCAGTAGTAATTACTGATGAACAGATCGATACAGCACCTTGTGAATATCAACCATTAGGTGTAGATGAAAAAGAAGAAAAAGAAGAACCTCAAGGTGCCCCTTCTTACTAAAAGCTTTTCTAAATTAAATGAATTATGGGTAGGGGTTTTTTTACTCCTATCCTTATTCACTTATATAGAATATAGTCACTTACAATTTCATAGAAATGAGACACCTCAGAGTCGGACCTCATTTCAATTGGCACTGGCCCGTACGCGGATACCCTTTGCCGTCTAGACGGTGGGAAAGACCACAACAAATTGATCAAAAAAATTTCAGCTGAGAAAGTTAATATTTTTTATCCCATATAAATGGCACATCAAAGTACAGACATGACCAGTTCACTGACCCAATTAGGTCAGGCAAATGGAGCTGGTGATAAGCGAGGTTTATACCTGAAGTTGTTTTCGGGGGAATTATTCAAAGGATTCCAACATAACGCCATCGCTAGAGACCTTGTAATGAAGAGAACCCTAAAGAATGGGTCCTCATTACAATTCATCTACACAGGACACACCAAAGCGGAATACCATACACCAGGAAACTCAATCCTAGGTAACTCCGATGGTTCACCTCCAGTAGCACAGAAATCAATCACAGTTGATGATCTACTCATCTCCAGTGCATTTGTCTATGAGCTAGATGAAACTCTCGCACATTATGAATTAAGAGGAGAAATATCTAAGAAGATTGGATATGCTCTTGCTCAAAAATATGACAGACTTATCTTCCGTGCTATCACACGTGGAGCTAGGGTTGCATCACCTATCACGAAGGCTAACTTCGTTGAACCAGGTGGAACTCAGATACGCGTAGGTACTACAGGTACTAATGCATCAGATGCTTATAACTCAGCAAACCTAGTTAATGCATTCTATGACGCAGCTGCTGCCCTCGATGAGAAGGGAATCAGTACTGACGGACGTGTAGGTGTACTAAACCCAAGACAGTACTATGAGCTTATCCAAGCTGTAGGAAGTAATGGTTTAGTTAACCGTGATAATCAAGGTTCTGCACTACAAGAAGGCAACGGTATCATTGAAATTGCAGGCATCAAGATCTACAAGTCAATGAACATACCATTCTTCGGTAACTACGGTACTAAGTTTGGTACAGCTTCTGCTACAAACCCTGGAGTTACTTCTCCTGGTAACATCGGTTCATTCATCGGTGAAACTGCAGAAGATGCTTCGGGAGCTCAAACCGGTATTCAAAATGATTACGGTACAGCTACCGAATTAGGGTCTCAATCTTGCGGTCTTATCTTCCAGAAAGAAGCTGCAGGTGTAGTAGAGTCTATTGGTCCTCAAGTCCAAATAACTTCTGGGGACGTTTCCGTGATTTATCAGGGTGACGTGATTCTAGGACGTTTGGCAATGGGAGCCGATTACCTAAATCCAGCTGCTTCTGTTGAACTGTACGCAGGTACAGCAACTGCTCCAGCTGCATTCTAAGTTCACAACTTTAACCAACATCCAAGGGGAGTCTTCGGGCTCCCTTTTTTTTATTTACATAAATTTATAATTATGCCCTTTCCAACCACTAACGCTACCCAAGAGTTACCAGCTATAAATCAAATACTTGCGTCTGTGGGTCAGGCACCTGTAACGACACTCGATCAAACCAACCCAGACGTTGCGATTGCATACGATACACTGTTACAAGTGTCACGGGAAGTGCAAGCTGAAGGATGGACTTTCAATAGAGAGTACCATGTGGAGTTTACACCTGATACAAACAACGAAGTTTTGATAGCAAATAATGTATTACAAATTAAACTGACAAACAACGCTTCTAATATGGATTATAATGCTGTAAGAAGAAGCGGTAAATTATATGACAATCAACATCACACTTATTCTTGGGCTGATTTTTCAGGAGAAAAAATTAAATGTGATGTAGTTTGGTTCTTTGATTGGGTTGACCTACCTAAACCTATTCAAGACTTTATTACAGCAAGAGCTGCTGTTTTAGTTTCTTCTAGAATTGTAGGAGACACTGCTCAGTATCAAATGCTCCAACAAAACGAAGCATATACAAGAGCATTAGCTTTAGAGTATGAAACTAATCAAGGTGAGTATACCTTCTTTGGACATCCTGAAGGTGATCAAAATTATTATAATAGCTACCAACCTTACCAAGCACTGTACCGATAAATGCCTTCTGTAACTCAACGAATTGACAATTATTTAGGTGGAGTATCTAGGCAATCTGATGATAAAAAAAACCCAGGTCAAGTCCGAGAGTGTCTCAATGGTTATCCAGACTCAACTTTTGGATTAACTAAAAGACCAGGATTAAAATTTATCAGTAACTTAGGTACTGGCACTACATATGATTCATCGAAATGGTTTTATATAGCCAGAGATGATAACGAAAAATACATAGGATGTATCACACCTGCTTCTGGAGGAAGTCCAGGGGACATTGATATATGGAATGCATCAACTGGAGCTGCATGTACTGTTAACTATGGTACAGGAGCACAGGCATACCTTACAGGAGCACGTACAAACTATGACGTACTGACTGTACAAGATACATCTATTATAACAAATAATTTATTAACAGTAGCTACATTAGCTAACCCAAGTTTTACTCCTAAAAAGCAAGCAACTCTTGTTTTAAATGGTTCAACAGCTAGTGTAACTTATAGTTTTAATATTAATGGAGTAGCATTTACTGTAGCAACAGGTGCTAGTGATACATATGATAGTACATTAACATTAATTAAAACTGAATTAGATAGTAGAAGTGTAGCAAATAGCTGGAGTCTCACTAATACTAAATATCAAAACTCTTTACAAATAGATAGAGCAATTGCTTTTACTATCACTGCTAAAGGTGGAGATAATAATGATAGAATAAAAGTATTTCAAGATGAAGTTACTACAATAACAGAACTACCTAATCAATCTTTTAATGGACATATTGTTAAAATTAATAATACTGATTCAGTAAACGATACTTACTTTTCAAAATTCATAGCATATGATGGGACATCAGGTGAAGGTTATTGGGAAGAGACTAGAGATCCATCAAAGTCTTCAGGTCTTAATAATACCACAATGCCTCATGAGTTAATTAATAATTCTACTAATACATTTACATTTCAAAAAATAACATGGACTGCTAGATTAACTGGTGACGATACTACAAATGAACATCCTAGTTTTGTTGGTAATAAAATACAACAATCATTTTTTCATAAAAATAGATTAGGTTTTTTATCAAAAGATAATGTATCATTAAGTCAAGCATCAGAATATTATAATTTCTATTTTACGTCAGCGCGTACAGTTACAGATTCAGATCCTGTAGACTTAGGCGTCTCTACTACAAAACCTGCATTTCTACATGCTGTTATTCCTACTACTCAGGGTCTCGTACTCTTCAGTAAGAACCAGCAATTCTTAATGTCAGGCGCAGATGGAAATTTAACACCATCAACTGTTACTACTTCAGTTATCTCCAATTATGAAATGGATGATACTGTTGATCCAGTTGATATGGGTACTAATATTAATTTTATAAGTAAGACACCAAGTTATACTCGAATATTCGGTATGGTCACACGTGGTCAAAACGAAAACCCAGACGTCTTAGACATAGGAAGAATTGTAAAAGAATGGGTACCAGCTACTGTAGATACGTTTATTGCTAGCCCCCAAAATCAATTCATAGCTTTGTCAGGACAAGCTTCTAATAAGATATATTTTTATAGAACATATAGTGAAGGAGAACAGAGTATTGTACAAGCATGGTTTAATTGGCAACTGTGTGGTACGGTACAAGGCATGGCAGTTGACTCCGATGATATGTATATTGTTACTAAGCAAGGTAGTCAATTTTCATTAAGTAAAGCAAGTTTAAGTCAAAGTCCTGAAGATGCTATAATTGTCAGCAACCAAGGTCAAAGAATTAATCCTTGTGTAGATTTATATGCTGTTGCATCCAGTGTTCATTATAGAGGTGTAGATAGTATTACTATAACTAATGGAGGATCTGGTTATTCATCAGCACCAACTGTTACTATAACAGGGGTTACAGGAACATCTGCTACTGGTACGCCAGGGTCAGGTGCTACTGCAACTGCTACAGTAACTAGTGGAGCTGTATCAGCCATAACTATAACAGCATCAGGTAGTGGATATACTAATGGTATAGCAATTACAATTTCAGGTGGAGGAGGTTCTAGTGCAACTGCAACTGGAACTATGTATGAAGGAACTAAGGTTTACTTACCTTATAATAATGTTCCAACTTTAACACCAGTATTAGTTATTGCTGGTAGTACAGCTACAGGTCAATTCATTGAATCTGGTTTCACATCAACCCCTGAAAGTTCAACTGATGGTGTAGGTACATATTTAAAAGTACCTAAAAAAGATTTTACAAGTGTTGCATCTGATGTCTATGTTGGATGGAAATATGACTTTGATATTATTTTACCTAAAACTTATTTCAGGTCAGAGTCTGGATCAGATTTCTCAGCTAAACTTACTATTGCGAGAATGAAATTTGCTGTAGGTTTATCAGGTGTTATGGCATTCAAACTTAAATCCACAGGTGTCAGGCAAGGTGAAAAAGAATTTCAAGGTGATGGTACTACAAAAGATTTTGAATGGCTTACTAGTGAAATAGATACAGTAGATAGAGATCAAATAAAAGTAAAAGTAAATAATGTTGTACAGCAGTCAACTGCTTTCTCATTCCTAAGTGATACTAAAATTAGATTTGGTACTGCTCCAACTGCTACTGAAACAGTATTAGTTTATATAGACGAATGGTATGACCTTAATCCTACTGCAATAGCTGATACATATCTAGCTAATGATGTAGCATTATCAGAACAATCAGTTTTCAGTTTACCAATTCATCAAAGAACTGAGAATTTTCAATTAAGAATCTTTAATGATTCACCATTCCCAGTTTCTTTAAACTCTATGATGTGGGAAGGAAATTATTCACCACGTTTTTATAGGAGAACTTAAATATGTATCAAATGATGAATCATGACTTTGGAGTTCCCTACTCTGACGCTGAAGAAAATTTAAAACCTAAAGGTGCTAATAGATTTCATGAGAAACATCTAGCTGAATCTGGTTTAGAGATGAATTTTTGGAACTTCTTCATACCAATTGTTAGTACTGTTTTCTCTTCAGTATCTAAGAAGAACGATCAAAGACAGCAAGCACAAGCACAAGATAATAATTCAGAATTACAATACGAATATAATTTAGATGCCTGGAAAAAGAGAGGTGAAGTTACTCAATTAAATTATGATCATAATGTAAAGAAATCTAAAGCTACATATGAGCATGGATTAGATATGGCAAGGCTTCAAGATGAAGTCAATACTCAGAAATATAATCAACAATTAAAGATAAGGCAGCTTGAATTAGAAGGTAAGGATTCAGAGTTTGGTCATTCTGAAGCTTTATATGAAGCACAAATAGGTTTCAATAAATTAAGTGCTCAAGCTGCAATCAATGCAGAGTATAATCAATATCAAGAAATTAGATATGACAATCTAATGAAACTACAAGATGAAGAATTATCTAGTATAGTAGCTATGGGAGCTGCAAAACTTAAAGGTGATTGGCGTAATTCACGTAAAATCGCTCAAGCACATTTATATCAAACAGGTGTAAATGAACAAGTTTTATATGATTCTTTATTAAGTGGAGCTAAAGCTACAAAAGATGCAATCAATCAAGTAGGTTTAGATAAATTAGGAGCTGATGTACGTGCTCAAGCTGAAAGGATAAAACAACCTGGTGAAGTACCTATGCCTTTACAACCATTCGCTACACCATTACCAATGCATATACCCCCAAGACCTCTTACAGAAGCTGACTTCGGTGCTGCACCAATTAAAGGTGCCGCTGCATATGCACCTAGTGCTATGTCTACAGTAGGAGACGTTGTTGGTGGATTAGGTAGTTTAGACCAAAATGTATGGGAAGGTTTAGGGGATTGGCTCAAAAAATGACTAGTAACTAAACATGAGTAACAACAAAAGAAATTTCGAGGGGCACGCCCGTCGTACAGGCTTTAATAGTATACAACTAAGTAGAGCTGCAATTAATGCTAATAAACAATCTAATGCTGAGAGTTTACGAGTTCTTAGAGAGCAACAGATTGATGAAGAGCAGAAAAAACTACAACTTATTAGAGGTAAAGATGCTGCATTCAGAGCTGATCAAGCACAGATGGATGCTAACCAAAACCTTGAAGGAGATTATGCTCAGAATTATTTGAATTCTATAGCTACTAATAAAGGTATAGCTAATGAATCTTTAAATACTAGATTAGATAATATTAAAAGAAAAGGTGAAGATTTAAGAACCTTTAGTGAAGGTGCAGCAAATATTGCAATTAACATAGATAAGATACGAACTGAAAATAAAGAAGTAGCTGCTTTGATAGCTGGTTTTGATTTTGATTTATCTGATGAACAAGTTCAAGAAGAATTAAAAAATTCTAAAATTGCTGAAGACACGCTACAAGCTTATTCTACACAACGTCAGAAACAAGTAGCTTTATATTTAAAAGCTGGTTTAGATCCAAAATTTATCGCAGAAGAAGTTTCTAAAGATAAGAATGCTGATTTTAGATTAGTTAAAGAAAATATAAAAGTACTTGCAGCTCAGTATCCACAATGGTTTCAAAATAAAATACATGAATTAGGGGTTACTACTTCTGCTGAAATTGCTATAGCTAGAGGTGCTATATCTTATCAATACTTAGCTGAAAATGGTTTTGTTGATGAAAAAGGTAAGGTAATCAATAGATCTGCATTAAGGCCATTATTTCAGGGTATGCAATCAGCATACAATTCTGAAGTCAATGCTGCTACTATGCAGGAATTAGAAGTAGCTACTACAAGTAAGTATACTGATTACCTAGATGTCTGGTCATTAGATAAAGATAACCCACAGAATTTTTATAACTTAATAGAAAGTACTAAGAACTTAGTAAAGGATGGGAAGGCTGTAGGTACAGGTGCTGTACAATATCTAATGACAAATGTTTTATCAGATGTTGATACAGTAAGTAACCAAGAATTAGAAGATATACTTGATCTACCTATACCAAAGGAGTGGGCACAAAAAGCTGGACAAACTTTCAGAGATCGATATCAAACAGGTGGTGTCAATGGAGCTATCCTTGCTGAAGTTTTTGAAAAACGCAGTACTGATGCACATAACAATAGAGTTAAAAATGAAAGAATAGAAGCACAAGTTCATAAAAAGAAAATAGAAGAGTCTCTAGCATATGTAAGGGGAGATGATCCTGATAAAGCATGGGATGGAGATGAAAAAGATCTTAACAAACTTATCCTTGAAATGAAGAAAGAGGGTATTGATACTAATCAACTAGAGGTGTATCTTGTAGAGAGTAATGAAAATAAAAATGAATTATGGTGGACTGAATATTTGCAAGAAAAAGATGATAATGGTGATTTACTTTTAAGTGATCTTACAGATGCAGCTATACCACCTGATGTTCGTACTAAATTTGCAGACAAAGCCCGTTCCATGGAGGATCTATATAAAGAGGCTGGGGCACAAGAATCAGAAATAACAAGTACATTCAATACATTATTAAGAGGTAAATTAGGAGCAGAATCAACTGACGATCAAGTATCCTATACACTTAACCCTGCTTTATGGGAAGCTAGAAAACTATTCAAAAGAACATTTAAATATAATCTTAAAACTACTGATCCAGTTAGAGCTTTAAACGATGCAGTAACTAGTACTGTTGAGACTATAGAGAAAGGTGAAGGTAAGTGGAAAGTTATCGGAGGTAGAGAGCATGGAGGAAAAGGCTTTTTCGCAGGATTTAAATCTGGAGATCATGAAGGTGCTTATACAGTAAAACCTGATCTATTAGAAGAAACATTAGTAGAGATAGCTAAAGATCCTTCAAAATTAAAAACTCAATTATTATTCGAACCTTCTGTATATAAAAAAATCAACGAGCAGCTTAAAGGAGGAGGCTCTATAACTATGCCTGACTTATTGAATGACCTAGATATAAGTACAAAAGGTGAGTATGGTACTAGAAGTGAAATGCTAAATAATCAATTAGAACTTTTCGATAAACAGAATGATGGTATATACCCAGAGAGAATGGGTGTTACTATAAGAGACAAACTTCTTGAGGAAACTGAAGATGATGCAATTAAAAATATAATTAAAAGAATTAAAACCCCAACTGATTTATATAATGCAGCTAAAATTATTGAAGCTGAAAAAGGTAACATAGATCCAAAAGAATTGATGGATCCGTCTGTTGCTTCTCAAGTTACAGATGAAACTAGCATTGATCAGGGTGGTTCTGAACCTTATGATTATGATATCAAGGCATCTGATTTTCCATTACCAGAAAGCAATGGGTCTTCAACTATCCAAGAAGTTGACCTTGATGGTACAATCGATTATGTAGAAACTATCGGTGGTAAACGTGTCCGCTTAAATACTTATGAATGAAGAATTATTAGATCCTGAATTAAAACGACTTCAGGAGCAGTATGCTCGTGATAAAGAGGAAACTGCAATACAAGATACGCCAACACCTGCGACACCTACCACACCTGAACCTGATCCTATACCTGCTGCTGATGCACAGATTGCTGCTAACCAACAATTATTAGATAAATTTAAACCTAACGATGTTAGTATGAGTTCGTATCTATCTAATACAAATAATCTATTAGGTTTATCAGAGCAAGAGAAAAAAGATTTACCAAGAAACCTTGCAGAAGGTATAGCTGCTGTACCAATAGGACAGCTTGATTTTGGTGGAGATTTAATTAAAGGTGTTAGTGGAAAGCTTGGTTTAAGTACAGAAAAATTAGATGATGTTTGGGATGAGAAAACTAAATTCAAAAACCCAGCCATTCAATCAATACGTGAGATGTCTTCAGTTGTTTTACCAACTATAGGGGCTATAGCTGGCGGTAACACACAACTAGCTGCAACTCGATTACCATTGCTTTGGAAAGGTTTATCATCAATAGGAATGACTGCAGCTATCGATGCAACCATGATCAGTATAAGTGATGAAGGTGAAAAGGATACATCTATGACAGCTTTAGTTAAAGCTTTTCCTGGTGTATTCGGTACAGATGGCATCATACCTATCCATGAAAAGTTCATAACTTTAAGTGGTGATAGTGCTGCTGTAAGAAAAGAGAAAAATAGATATGAATCAGTAGCACTTAGTATTGCTGCAGATATTTTAGGCTACACTTTAAGTCTCGGTAAGCCTATCATGAAATGGTTTAAACCAAATGATAGTACAGCTGCAGCTTATAAAGCTTCTCAACAAGCAGTAAATGCTGATAATGCTACGATGATTCGTATGCAAAAGATAGAGGAGTCATTAGCTACTGGAGCATTAACAACTGCTGAGAAGAAAGCTCTGATAAAAGAACAAGAAAGATTAGCAAAAGAACTTGTAACTACAGGTCAATCTAGTCAAACAGACAATGGATTAGAATCTTATATAAAAAGACAAACAGATACACGTGATGCTCAGACAACAGCATCAGCTGTAGAGAAACTTCAATCAGGTAAAACAGGATTTGATCCTGATATATACTCCGAAGTATCTAGTGACGCCTCTAAGGCTAGGCAGAGCTTCGAGCCTGGCAGTGTAGCCAATAATATGGGACAAACTACCGGTATCAAGAAAGGTGACATTACAGGCGATCCTAGCCCTATGTTCACTGAATCGATGTTAAGAAAAGGTTTAGCCTCTGGTGGTTCAACTAGAAACTCAGTTATGGGTGTAGCAAAGCACACCGAAATGATGGGTGATTGGGATGCTATTATTGATGGATTTAAGTATACTAAAAAGGATATGGATGATGCTGCTTGGGAAATTTACCAAAGCATCATGAGAGCTGATAGTAAAGAATCTCTTAAAAAACTATTTATTTCTGATAAAGACTTTACTAAGATTATAGAAGGTGTTACAAGAAACAGACAACTAGCTGGTATGTCACAAACTGTTGAAGTAGAAATGCGTGGTATGGCATTTGCTTTACGTGATTTAACTGATAGATATTTAGGACGTTCTGTAACAACAACTTCTGCTAGAGCTATGGATACTTTAGGTAGAGAAGTAAGTACTATTGCTGAAGCTGGTAGAGCTTTCAAAGAAACTGCAGACTCAGACCGTATCAATGAATTAATACTCGATAAAATGCAATTCCTATTTGAGGAATATGGTATTAATAAATATGTATCTGGTTGGCAATTACAGAATAAAAACTTTTGGAATAATTTTTTAAGGAGACAGAATCCACAAGAAATAGCTACAGCAACAGCAGAAGAATTCCAACAGGCACTTAATAAAGAACATGCTAAGGCCATGGAATTTAGGAAAACTTTAGAAACTGTAGCTAAAGAAGAGCCTTTAACAATGAAAGCTTTAGTTGATTCTTATGCATTAAGTCATGGTGATGTTGATACTATCATGAAACTTAATAAGTATGTTGAAAACGAATTGACATGGAAGGGTTTGATTAAAAGTCCTGATCCTAACCGTGTTAATACATTTACAAAATCTTTATGGGCTGTAAGATATAATAATATTTTATCAGGTCCAGCTGCTTTAGCTGCATTAGTAGGTAACACAGGTAGTTTAATCCTTAAACCAATTAATAGTTTCTTAGGTGCTGGTATAGAATCAATTACAAAGGGAAGTATTGAGCCACTTAAAAAAGCAGTATACTACCATGCAGCTGTAAGAGAGACTAATAGACGTGCATTAACTGATGCCTTCCAAACATTGAAAATGGTTAATAACGATCCTAAAGCAATGATGGGTCGTATACGTGAAGATTTCGTTTTAAAAGAAGATAAAACTTGGGAAATATTTGAATCATTAGTACCTCATTGGGAAGCGACTAATAATAGAGGCATGTTGATTCAGTATCAGATAGCTAAAAATGCTCATGAAATGAGTAAAATGTCAGCCTTACGTTATGGTATGACTGGTATGTCGGGTGTTGACTCTTATACAAATACAGCGTTAGCAACTCATATATCTAGACTACGTGCTTGGGATGATGTCTTTACTAAACATGGTAAGGTTACACCAGAGTTATTAAGAATAGCAGAGAAGAAACATTATGCAACTATGTTTGATAAAAATGGTCTTATTAAAGACTCTGCTGTGAAAAGTGCTGCTGGTGAAATTGCACTTAATTTAGATGATGGTATTGCTACTTATATGAATAAAGCTACAACAGCTGTTCCTCTGCTCAAAGGGGCTTTGATGTTCCCTAGAACAGGAATGAACTCAGTTAAAATGGCTTCATCATATACACCATTAATGGCTATACCTGGTTTAAATAAATATAGTGCTGTCTTACATGCAGGTAATAGTATAGATAAAAAAATTGCAGCTTTAGCACAACATGGTATTGATTATCATACAACTCCTAATGCTGATGCAATCTTTCAAAACTTAAAAAATGAGTATACAGGTAGATTAGCATTTTCTGGATTATTAACTGCTACTGGTTTTGGTTATGCAATGGATGGTAATATCAGAGGTAACGGTCCTGCTAGTGCATCTGAACGTAGAAGAATGAGATCATTAGGATGGAGACCTAAAGAAATTAAAATCCTTGGTAAATGGATAAGCTTTAAAGGAATACCTGGTGTTGAACCAGTATTAACTTTACTTGGTGATATGGCATATTATCATAATGATTTAGGTGAAGCACCTTTAGCAAATTTCCAAGATAAACTTTCTTGGAGTTTAAGTGCAACTTTCTTAAATGAAACCCCAATGCAAGGTGTTGAAACTTTAATTTCATTATTCAATCAAGATGAAGCAGCTTTAAAAAGGTTTGCAGCTAATGAAGTATTGAGTTATGTACCACAAGTTGGTGCGTTAACTGTTGTATCTAATGCAATTGATAGTGCTCAAAAGGACATACATAATGATATGTTCGATTATATTAAAAACAGACTTCCTTTAGCTAAATCAACTTTACCAAATCAGATAGATATATGGACAGGTGAACCTTTAAATAATATTGACAATCCCTTACTAAGTGCACTTCAAGCTGGAAGCCCAGTTAAAGTTCATGATGCTGGAGAAGATTGGCGTCAAAAGATGCTTGAATCAGGATGGGATGGAATTAGTATGCTTAGAAAAGATTCGACTGGTAAATTTGAATACTCTAATACTCAACGTGAAGCTATTAATAAAATTCTAGGAACTTATAAATTATTTGAAGGGGTAAAAGAAATTCTAAATTCTCCTACTTATGAAGACCAAGTTAATGCTATGAGAATGTTTAGACGTTCAAATGTAACATATGAACAAATTAAAATGAACGAACAATCTTTACCTATGTTTAGAGAATTGAATAATTTTGTAAGAAGAGCTATTAAAGATGCTGAACTAGAATTACAGAAAACTCAACCTGAAATCTATCAAACTATTATTGATCAAAGATTAATAGATAATTATATTAGATCAGGAGATGTAAAGTCTGCAATAGGTGTAGCAGAACAGAATAAAGAAGATGTCACCCGTTTAATTAACACACGAAAATAACAAAACATTATGGCAACACAAAATTCCTGGGTTGGCAACGGGAGTACAACAGATTATCAATTTGATTTTCCATATCTGAAAGCCGCTGATATTAAAGCTAGTATCGACGCTGCAGAAGAGACTGGTTTTAGTCTTTTAAATGCTACCACTGTACGCTTTAATACCGCCCCTTTAAATGGTGAAAAAATTAAAGTATATCGTGAAACGGATAACTCTTCCTTAACTGCAACATTTTATGCAGGATCAGCAATAAAATCAGAGGATTTAAATGATAATTTTACACAAAGTCAATACGGTGTACAAGAGGTTACTGAAAGATATCTAAGTAATCTTGGCGGTAATATGGTTGGTGACCTTGAATTAAAAGAAGATGTTAAAATAATCTTCGAAGGGGCTACCGACGATGCACATGAAACTACACTTACTGTAATAGATCCTACTGCTGATAGAACTATTAGTTTACCTAATGTTACAGGTACTGTAGTTACAACAGGAGATACTGGTACTGTAACAAGTACTATGCTTACTGATGCTACTATTGTAGATGCTGATATAAATGCTTCAGCTGAAATAACAGTTAGTAAATTAAAGGATGGTGCAGCAAGACAAGTTCTACAAACTGATTCTGGAGGCACAGGCGTTGAATGGACTGATAATTTAGATCTTCCTGGTACATTAGATGTTACAGGAGCTACTACATTAGATGGTACATTAAACGTTACAGGTACTTCAACTCATGCAACAGTTGATATTAATGGTGGTGCTGTAGATGGTACTATTATTGGAGCTAATTCTGCAGCAGCAGGAACCTTTACAACGGGTACTATTGCTACAGCAGATATCAATGGTGGTGCTATTGATAACACTACTATTGGGGGAACAGCTACAGCTGCTGGTTCTTTTACAACTGTAAATGCTTCTGGTGCAATAACTGGTAATCTAACTGGAGATGTAACAGGAGATGTAACAGGAGATGTAACTGGTGATTTAACTGGTAACTCTGCTGGAGTACATACTGGAGCTGTAACTGGTAATGTTACAGGTAACGTAACTGGTAATTTAACTGGTAATGTTACAGGTAATGCAGATACAGCTACAGATTTAGCAGCTGCTACTAAGATAACTAATAGTGAACAGGCTACACATACAGCAAATGATACTACATATTTCACTACATCAGCATCAGATGCTAGATACTTTAATATAAGTTCTGGTGATACAATTAAAGATGGGGTTACATTCCCTGATAATGATACAACTATTGCTACAACAGCAGCTATCAATGATAGGATTATTGACTTAGTTGATGATGTTGGTGGTTTCTGGCCAATAGCAAATGAAACGAGTTTCCCTACTGCTAATCCTGATGTTAATAATGGTACTGGTACTCTTGTTAGTATTAAAGAATTCGCAGCATCACATACACCCTCTAGTGGTTCCGTTACCATCGCGAACGGTGCTGGATCAGGAAATACGGTTACCATTACCGGTTGCGGTAGTACTGTATTAGCCGCTGGATTTGGTGGTATAGTTGAAACAACAAGTACTTTACATGAATATACATTCCATAGATTAACTCCTAAAGCAACAGAAGTTACAACAGTTGCAGGTATATCCGGTAATGTAACTACAGTGGCTGGTATATCTGGTAATGTAACTACAGTTGCAGGTATAGCTAGTAATGTAACGTCTGTAGCTGGTAATGCTACAAACATTAATACAGTAGCTGCTAATAATACAAACGTAACTACAGTTGGTACTAATATAGCAGATGTTAATAATTTTGCAGATTTATATCAAATAGCTACAACAGCTCCTGCTAATGATGGAGGCGGTAATAATTTAGCAGCTGGAGACTTATGGTTTGATTCGTCTTCCAATAAGGCGATGAAAGTACATAATGGTACGTCCTTCCAAGCTGTTACTCCTACTCAATCAGTACTTACAGACATAGCTATTGTATCAGGTAATATAACATATACAGAAGACTTAGGTCTTATAACTGATGCTACAACAACAGGTAGTGGTAATAGCATACCTACTGTTGCAGCTGCCATAACTAATGTTAATACTGTAGGTACTAATATAGCTAATGTTAATACAGTAGCAACTAATAATAGTAACGTAACAGCTGTAGCTGGGAATGCAACTAATATCAATGCTGTACAAGCCAATGCTACTAATATCAATGCTGTAGCGAGTAATGCAACAAATATTAACGCTGTAGCTGCCGATGCTACAGATATTGGAGTAGTGGCTGGTAAAGCTACAGAGATTGGCCTTCTAGGTACGTCAGCTGCAGTAGCAGATATGGCTATACTTGGTACGGCTGATGTAGTTGCTGACATGAATACGCTAGCTACAGCAGATGTAGTAGCTGATTTAAATACATTAGGAACAGCTGATGTTGTAGCTGATTTGAATACTCTGGCTACAGCAGATGTTGTAACAGACATGAATACTTTAGGTACTGCTGATTGCGTATCAGATATGAATACTCTAGGTACTTCAACTAATGTTACTAACATGAATACCTTAGCTGGTATTTCTTCTAACATTACAACAGTAGCTGGTATAAGTGCTAATGTAACAACAGTAGCAGGTGTAAGTTCTAATGTAACAACAGTAGCAGGATCTATAGCAGATGTAAATAGATATGCAAATGAATACCTTATACAAGCAGGTACTCCAAGTGGACCAAGTGCAGGTGATTTATGGTATAACAGTACAGCTAATACTTTAAACTACTATAGTGGTAGTGGATGGACTGGTATAGCACCAGGTATATCTTCTGTTAGTTCTGACACAAGCCCTCAACTAGGTGGTCACTTAGATGCTAATTCTAAAAATATAACAAATGGTGGGACATTTACTGCTACATTCGTAGGTAACTTAACTGGAAATGTAACAGGTAATACATCTGGTTCTTCTGGATCTTGTACAGGTAATGCTGCTGGATTAACAGGCTCACCTAATATAACTGTAGGTACTATTGATGGTACTGCTGGATCTAACTTACAACTCGACTTTGGAACAATTTAATGGCAAAATTATTAAAATTAAGACGTGGAACTACCACGCAACATGGTAGCTTTACTGGAGCCGAAGGTGAAGTTACAATTGATACAGATAAAGAAGTACCTGTAGTACATGATGGATCAACAGCTGGAGGTCATCCTGTAGCTGCTGAAGACATGGCTAATGTTTCTAGTGCAAATATAGTTGGAAGATTATCTGCTGGTTCTATAGCTCATGCTTCCTTAGCAGCTGACGCAGTAGATGGTGATAACATAGCAGACGATGCAGTTGGTGCTGAACATATAGAAGATTTAGCTGGAGATGTTGTATTTAAAGGTACTACTTCTAACTGCGATATGCTGTGGGATACATCTAGAGATTCCCTAGTATTTAAAGATAATGCTTATATAGAACTTGGAACAGGCACAGATTTACAAATCTACCATAATGGATCTAATAATAAAATAAAGACCACTAACGGATCTATCTCTTTCGAGACAGCTAGTGAGAGTATGTTAGATATTCATCCAAATGGAGCCGTTGAACTCTACTATGATGCTGTAAAGAAATTAGAAACATCTTCGACTGGAATACTTGTATCAGGTACATCTAGTAGGATTCAAAGCTCAGGCGAAGTTAATCTAGCCATAGGATCTACCGATGCTGGTGGAGCGGCAATCTATCTTGATGGTGATTCGAACGGAGATTGGTCTGGTGGCGATTATTCGTGGATAAGGCATACGACTGGTGGAGATATGGAGATATGTGCTGATAATCCTTCTAGTGATGGTCATATCTATTTAAAAGTAGCAGATGGAAACGAAAATGCAGTTGTTGCTTTAGCAAACGGAGCCGTTGAACTCTACCATGATAATATAAAGACTTGTGAGACACATAGTAATGGAATAACAGTTCAAGGTCCAGAAGGCGGTAGTGCGCAAATTGCTTTGAATGCAGATGAAGGTGATGATAATGCAGATAAGTGGCTGATTAATGCAGCAGATGGATCAGATCTTACAATACAGAACTACTCTACAGGATCTTGGCAGAATGAACTAACTTTAACTAATGCTGGTAATTTAACTGCTCTTGGCAACATAACTGCTTATTCTGATGCTAGACTAAAGACAGATATCAAAACTATTGATAATGCTCTTGATAAAGTAACTAAACTCAGAGGTGTATCATATAAAAGGTTAGATACACAAGAAGCAGGTATTGGTGTTATAGCTCAAGAAATAGAGAATGTATTACCTGAAGTAGTCGAAGATGGTTCTTATAAATCAGTTGCCTATGGTAATGTTGTAGGTGTCTTAATTGAAGCTATTAAAGAATTAAAAGCTGAATTAGATGAACACAAGAAAAAATGTCCTGCTACTGGAGGTGAATAATGGCTTGTCCTGCAAGTGGAACTATATCAATACAAGATATTGTTGATGAGTTTGGTGGGTCAGGCCCACACTCACTCAGTGAATATTATAGAGATGGTGCAAATGTACCAGGTAATAATACCTCTGTACCTACTTCAGGTGCAATAGCTCTGGGAAATTTCTACAGTGCAGTTAATGAAATACAATATACATGTAGTTCTGATGTACAAAATCTAAATCTAGAAACTGCATTTACTAATAGTAACTGGACATCTACTGTACCTAAGAGATTAATAGTTAATTCTGGTGTTACTGTAGGTACTACTGGTAGTAACTATGCTATAAATGTACCTGCTAGTATGGCGGGTACTCTAACTATAGATAATAATGGTAACATTTATGGTTCCCCTGGATCAGCTGGATCAGCTGGTTCTAATGGAGGTGTAGGTGGTACTGCTATATTCATACATTCTGGTAATACAAGTGCCAATATAACTATAAACAACGCTTCTGGAGCCAACATTAAAGGTGGCGGAGGAGGCGGTGGCGGTGGCGGCACCGGAGGAGCTGGTGGATCAGGTGGTACAGGCGGGACTGGTGGTAATGGTACTTATTATTCTGGTACTGCAACCATAACTGGTCCTGGTGTTTGGGGTAATGGTAATACGATATCACTTCACGCTGGTGTCTGTCGCGATCAATTAAATGGATATTGGAGAGGTTCCCCTCATAATGCTTGTGGTCAGACTATGACTTACTCAAATATGGTATGTAGGAATCATGCTGGATCTGGTAGTTATTATAATGGTCATAACTGGCCTCCTTCAGGAAATTCCTCATGTCAAAGTGGTTGTATAGATACCCACAGTATTGCAGGAACTTGTGACTCTACTAATATGAGTACTCACTTTTACAACCCTGGTATTTTATGTCAAATATTCCCTGGAAACCCTGGATATGAAATAAAATGTAAAGGTACTCAAAGTAACTCCCAATCTGGAGGTTCAGGTGGAGGCGGAGGATCAGGCGGAGCTGGTGGATCAGGCGGAGCTGGAGGTACTGGTCAAGACTGGGATTCTGCAGCAGGTAGCGGATCTTCTGGATCTGGTGGATCAAGCGGTAATGGTGGATCAAGTGGATCTAATCCTGGTAATAATGCTGGACAAGGTGGTACTGGTGGTACTGGTGGAACCGGAGCTACTGGTGGAGCCGGAGGTGCTGGAGGTGCATTAGGTGCATCTGGTAGTAACGGTTCTGGTGGACCAACCGGAAATACTGGAGCTACTGGAAATACCGGAGCAAATGGTAATTCATCTAACGGATCTGGTGGATCTTCTGGATCTGGCGGTTCTGGTGGAGGATCTGCTGGTTCTGGTGCAGCAGCTGGTTATTATATACAAAATAAAGGTAGTGCCACATTAAATAACAGCGGTACTGTTGCTGGACAAGTTTAAACTATTACACAATTATGTCTTTTAAATACAAAATTACAGGCGTTACAACAGCTCATCTTACTGTTGATTTCGAAAATGGGAATTGGGCAAATGTTCCAATCATAAAAGGAGAAACTAAAGAAGAAATAGAAGAAAGAATAAGACAATATGCTACACAAACATCTAAAGTTTTTGATAGTGTATCTGATGTTCCTTTTGCAGTTAATGATGAAGCTACTATATTGAATAGTGTAGAACAGCGAGAAGCTGAAGCTGAGCTAGGAGCTATTAATACTGGGAATACAGTATTGGATTATAAAAGCCAACGTTGGGCACAATACCCTGGAGCAATGGTTCAATTAGAAGCTATGTATAAAGCTAGGCAAGGCGATAGTACATTATTAGATTTAGTTGATAAAACTATTAATGATGTTAAAGCTAGATTCCCTAAAGATACTTCTAATACAACACAAAAAGAGTATTTTGAAGCATGGGATAAAGGTGATATACATGCTGCTAATAAAGAAGGTGATACTAAAACGAAACGGATAATGGGGTATAATGACACTACTCTACACGTATTGTAATTACTATGTCCACTAAATTGACAGTACAAGAATATGTCAAACGTATGGCAAATAAATATAATGAACGTCTTCAGATCTGCAATGGATGTGATGAATTAAGGCAAAATATAAAGGTATGTAAAATATGTGGATGTTTTGTAGTAGCTAAAACAGCTATACCAAGTGCAAGATGTCCCATAGATAAATGGTAACTAATTGAAAACAAAATGACCACCCTTAACCATCATACTCGTTATAGAGTACAAAAACTTATAGATTCTAAAACTGCAAAAGAATTCATTAAATTTTGTGAGACAAAGGAAACAAAAGACGGTATAGAATCAGTATACTCTCCTTTTAATACGGATACAAACCTTAAAAATTTATTAAAAAATAATAAAGAAGCTACTATTAATCAATCTGAAATACAATTTCCTGAAAAATTCCATGATAATTTAAAAGACTTAGGAATTTGGATACGACCTAAATTTTCTACTGATTACTTTTACTCAACTTATGAGAAAGGGTGCTTTTATAAGGCACATCTAGATTCATGGAACACTGGACACTTTAGTCATACCTTGTTCCTAACTAATCCTAAAAGTTATGAAGGAGGGGAGTTAGAATTACTTATAGATGGTAAATTGAAAAAAATAAAACCTAGTGCTGGTTATGTTGTTAGTTATGAAACTGGTATCCCACATCAAGTATTAGAAGTAAAGTCAGGGGTAAGAAAAGCTTTAGTTTGGTGGACAACTTCGATATTTAATTGTATGCAAGATTTATATGAATCTAGATGGCTTTCAAGTAAAGCTTCTGAGGATTACCTAAGAACAGAAGCTGATATAACAACTGATTTAAAATATTTTGCATCTATAGATGAAGTTATGAAACAGACAGAATTAAATAATAAATTAAGAGCTACTTTATAAGTGGATCCTTATATAGATATACCTAGTGCTGGCCTCCCTAAGCCTCTAGATATCCCTCAGTTATACCTCAAACAGCCTTCAGCATATGTACCATCATATAAACCTATGGTGATCGCACCTGCTGATTTAGAACGACCTGAAGAAACTAAAGCAGAAGAAACATCAGAACAACCTGAACCACCAAGCTTAAAGATTCCGGTATTGGATATACAGATGCCAATACCAGAAACAGCTGTAGTGGTAACAGCAGTAACAACAGCGGTGGTAGCAGTAGCTACTACCTCTATTACTCAAACTCTATTTGAACCAATTAAGAAAAAGGTTCAGAAACAACTACAAGCTAAAGTTAATAAATGGAAGGAAAACCAGAAGAAAAAAAAGGACTCCTCACCAAAATCAAAGACGGAATAGAGGATCAAGATGCTCAGATACAGATACTCGGCACTTTCGTCAGACTTGGCGTAGTTGTTTGGTCTGGCTTTATCATAACTATGAATTATGTAGAATTGCCTATGATTAAGAAAGCTGGTAACTCAGATATCACGTTCGTTGCTTCGGTGTTTACTGGAGCATTAGCAACTTTTGGCTTATCTACTGGTAATTCAAACAAAGATAAAGGTACTGTAAACTGTCCTATGGCAAAGAAAAAGGAAGAATGAAGAAATGGCTTTTACTCTTAGCACTGTTCTCCCCCTCGGTAGCAAGAGCAGAGTTAGTCACGCCCCAATTCACCCAGGGTTCGATGAACTCAACAACGACTACAACTCAAGAGATCGTGGAGGATATAACCATCACGAAATATGGATCCGTGTTAAATACATGGGATGGAAACAATATTACTCATACTTCAGCAAGTTCTGGAGGAATATTAGATACAGATTCAGTATTCACGATTCATACAGTTGGAGATCCCTTTACGTTAGAAGTAACAACAAGGGCAGCAACTCAAGTGTTAGAAACACAAGTAATAGAAAGAGAAATCGACACTACTTCTACTACGGTCTCCTTATCAGTCTTCTCTCAGTAGCACCAGTTCGTGCTAATGAAGGTGAGACAAACAATACATCTAATCCTGTGGCGGCTGCAACGGGCAATGTGACCAACCAAGCCGTCCAATTTCAAAACAATGGTGCTCCATCTAGACAACACTATGGTCCAAACATAAGTTGTAATGGTAGTACTATGACCTTCTCCCCATTCTATATGGGTAATCATACGAAACCTTGGGATATTGATGAAGATGGTATGTCACCCTCTAGCTATACTATGGCTGAGAACTGGGGTGGTCAAATCAACTTCATGGTACCTTTGGATAGAGAAGGTTTAAATCGTTGTAGATCTATAGCAAAGCAGCAGCATGAAAAGATGAAGTTGAATTATGAGCTAGTTCGAATTGATAACTGTGCTAAACTTCAACAAAAAGGTTTCATGTTACTTCCAGGTTCACGGGTCTATCACCTATGTAGTGATGTCATACCTATATCTACTTGGAAGGCAGCTGAAGCTAAAGTTCTTAAATGTAAATCCCCACCAAAACCTTGGTACAAACCTTGGGATAAACCTAAAGACACATGTAAAATGAGCTCATTAACTGTACAAAGAAAAGATAACACACCCAATCTTGATGGACCTAACGACCTTCAACCGGTAGTAAAAACATCACGTATAATTGAAAATGAAGCTGCAGAAGCAGCAGTCAAACAAACAAAAACCACTAAAAAATAATGTCACTATTAATCAAGCCCATCCTTCTCGCCTTTATTAAATCAGATTCTGTTAAGCAATTACTAGTAGATGTACTAGAAGCTTATGTAAAGAGAACTGATAATAAACTTGATGATAAAGCTCTCGAACTTGTAAAAGAAAAACTATTCTCTTAAAAAAATGTCTGAAAAAGATTATACAAAAGATTCAACGAAGTGGCCAGAAACACCTGGTAAACCTGGCTGGCAAGTAGCGAAAGGTAAAAAGAAAAACGGGAAAAAGACTAAAAACATAAAAATCTGGGATCAAGCCTAATGGCTAAAGCCACAGAAGAACAGTTTAATGAACTGCATAGCCTTGTCACAACTGAATTCCTTAAACGGGTCAGAAGTGGCGAGGCTACAACTCAAGATTTAAAAGCAGCCTGTGATTGGCTGAAGACTAATGATGTTAGTGGTGTTGCTTATGAAGGCAGTCCATTAGATAAATTAGCGGCAATCATGCCTACAGTAGATCCATCACTAGTACAACATAGACTCTATGGGACCAAAACTAAGTCCAAATCCAGGTAGAACCGCAAGGTACTATCGAAGTAACCCTAAAGCTAGGGCTAAACATGTTAGGGATAACACTAAAATAAATAAAACCCCTGCTAAACGGAAATACAGAAAAGATTTGATGAAGATACGTAATAAGAAAAAACCTGGTCCACAACAGGATGTGTCTCATAAAGCAGGAGGTGGTACTACAATTGAATCACGTAAAACTAACCGCGCTAGAGGCGGGGCTAAGAGGAAATAAGGATGCCTGATGTTACAGAATTTGGCCAACCATTAGGGATAGAGAAACTACCTCCAGATCAACGGGAATCTTCACTACTCGTACATTGGCTTAGAGGTAAAGTAAACAGATTCGGTGAGCTAGCAAAAGAAGCTGGTCAGTTGAAAAAAACTGGAGGTAGTTCTGAAAGATTAACTAGAGGTAAAAATAATAAACTATTTGACAACTTAGGTCAAGAGATCAGTGGTTCCCAAGTAAAACATGTACTGCGAGGCACAGGAAGTACACTAGTTACTCCGCCTGAATGGTATGCGCCAATTGCTCAGAACCTGCTTGATCTTAATGCAACAGATAAACAAGTTCATAGTAAACTTCGAGTTATTCTTGATGATCTTTTAAAAGCTAGGAAAGTTACACCAACAGATCAGATGCACCATTGGGTTGCTTCTAATATTTTTAGATGGGCACATCAGCAAATGCCTGAAAATGTTAGGTTAGGTGGTATGGGGTTAATCAAAAAAACTTTTGGGGTAGATTTTGGAGAACATACAACTGGACAATCTTTGACTAGAAGAAGCCATTTAGGTACTTCTGATCCCTTAGATAAACAGTTATCACAAATACCAAAATATAAAAATAAAATATGGACTCCAGATCCAGCACTTAGTGCACATCCAACTGCATTAGGTGGTACAACGGGTAACCGTCTTGTAGAACAAGTCAGAAGAGCAATGACTAGAAATGGTAAACTCTACATACCAACAACTGATTTAGAATATTTTAATATGTTCCGACCTATTTATCAACAATTATTAGATGCTGATACTTTAGGTGTACTTGTAGATGAAACAAGACGTGGAGTAATTAGAGATTGGGCTAGTATAAATAATCCTAATTTAGGATTACCAGAGAACTTCGACCCATTCTCTCTGAATAATAAACTAGAAGATACGATTACATTCCAAAAAGCTATAGGTGCAGACGAAGGAGTACTTAAAAAAGCAGCAACGACATGGCATATACCTGATAAAGCTAAGAACTTTGCGAAAAAAGTTGGTTTGTTTGGTACTGTTGCAGTCGGTACTTCTGTCATTAACCCAGGCTCATCATATGCAGCTGGAACAGGTATAAAAGCCTTACAAGAAGGTGATATAGACACAGCTAAATCTCAAATCAAACCTTTCGTTGAAGGTGCAGTTAATGATCTAAAATGGCAGGCAGGTTTCATGCTTGCTTCAGGCGTATTAGCTAAGCAGGCTTCAGGTAAAGCCCTTGCTGCTAAATTCTCTAGTGGTCTTGCACCTCCAGTAGCTGGAGCTTTATTACTTAAAACAGGTTATGATGTAACTAATGCATTTATTGAAGGTTACTCTGGTAATACTATAGAAGGACATGTAGGTAAATATATAGGTGAAGGTAGGCATAAAGGTAGGACTTATACTGATAAGTCTGGTGAGAATGCTTGGTATGCTAATCCAGATTTAAGCATTGAAGCTCTTAATGAACAATTAAAAACCAAAAAGTATCAAACATCAATTACATCAAATTAAAATATTATGAATTATGATTATGGCTTGAAGATAGGTAATCAATCAAATCTCTCACCTTTATATGGTGATCCTGGTGTAGGTGCTAATGATTTGAAAATAGGTAATGTAGCTTTAAACCCAAAAGTTGAGAAAAAAGTTAAGAAATTTAAACCTGGTTTAATGAGAAATCAATATAGACAAGGTTTACAAAGTATTGCTGGTGGTACTGGTAATTTATTTCCTGGTGCAATGGATAATCTCGGTAAAAAACTTGGTATGTCAACTGATGAAATACTAAAACCACAGAATGCTAAAGATCTTCTTGACAAAATTAAATGGTAGTAGATGCTCTATCTTCATTAAAAGGTGATTTTAAATTATTCTTGACTGCTTTATGGGAGCAATTAGAACTCCCTCCTCCCACTAGAGCACAGTACGCTATCGCTGACTACTTACAGAATGGACCAAAAAGATTACAGATCCAAGCCTTTAGAGGTGTTGGTAAATCTTGGATTACTGGTGCTTTTGTCCTTTGGACACTCTTTAATGATCCAGAAAGAAAAATAATGATTATATCTGCTTCTAAAGAAAGAGCAGATAATATGTCAATCTTCCTACAGAAACTTATTATTGAAACCCCATGGCTATCTCATCTCAGACCGAAATCAGACGATTCACGTTGGAGTCGCATCAGCTTCGACGTCGCCTGTTCTCCTCACCAAGCCCCAAGCGTAAAGTCGGTGG